CGTCACACGTTTTTAATCTTTACGTCCATTTGGCTTCTCCCACAGGGCCTAAAGGCCCCATCCGCCTAGAATCATCTAGGCGATCGCCATCCAAGCTTGATGCTGACGTGCTTGGGACGTCCTGAACGCTCCAAGTGCTTCTCATCTTGACTTACGGATGGCATCCGCAAGGAAGCCTCACGATTCAGAATTTCTGGATCGTAAGACGGGCTGGGCTCGTAACAGGGGAGTAAGTCAGTATCCACTCTGACAACCCCTGTTGGAAAACGAGACTCCAACCTGAGTAGGCACTTGAGGAGGGCACCAGACCCATCGAGCGGATCACTCGGTGGTTTGCCTTGCACAACATATCCCCGAACTAATGGGATATGCAAGGATGGGTCCCATTTGGATACATTTGGACAGTGATTGTCTAAATGCGTCCCAGTGGAGACCCTGCCCAACAGTGGGGAGTCTGGGCCGACGACTGGAAAATACTTAAGTATTCTCCATAGTCGGTTATCCAGCCACTCAACAGTACGATCGAAGCAACCGACTTCCGCCAGTTGGTTTCGAAGCGATACTGCCGAGATCACCCCACTAGCGTCAGCAATCGTGGTTGGAAGCATACGGCGAACACGGACGATAGAAACGTCCCTGCCGTCGTAATACTCCTTCCCGCAAGACTCTCTGAACTTGCCAGTCCAGAAAGACTTGCTCAGACCAACTCGAGCACCGAAATGTTCGAGCGTCTGAACGATTGTACGCACCTGTCTGATGGGGACGATCAAATCGTCACCATAGACACGCACCGACCCAGAAAGAGACTTAATATCCTTTCTGGTAAGTGACGTGTTGAGCGCTCTTTGAATCCCCAAGAAGATAATGGTCGTAAAGACCATTGCTTCAACCGGGAAACAGAGTGCTGAACCCATCGACGCATACTTGGCTAGGCGTATAACGCCATGACCAGGTACGTCAGCCCGCCTAGAACGACAAGCATCAACGGCCTCAAGCAAATGAGGCCACCGATGCAGCATCGCTCTGACGAGCTGATTGGAGACACGATCAGAGGCTTCGCTCAGATCGAGCGTAGCTGTCTGACCATCAATTGAGCCACGATGAGCCATTCTCTGATTAGGAGATTGGTCATCGAACCCAATCATCTTCTTAAGGAGTTCATCCCTTGAGAAGTGATCAAGAAAACACCGCAATATTGCCTGCTGTACGTATTGCATACATGCAGGTTCTATTGCGATAATTCTTGGTGTCTTCATCGTTTTAGGCACTGAGACTACCCTTACGGGCGTTTCAGCATCGGGTTCGGAGAAGGACTCCTTCTTCAGTTCCCCAATAAAATTGAGGTTCGGAAGGAGGAACTCATGAGAGGGAAAGCACCTCTCGAGTCGAGTGGTCCAGGACCGCAGATTGTACTTACCATTACTGGTAAGACGATCAGCGGTAGCTCCTGGGCCATGCTTGGGCAGGAGAGTCCCGTAGTGGATATCACTATCCATTTTCGAGAAAATCCTACCGAAAAGCAAATTCGACATGCGACTGAACTCGTCAAGATCGCTTTCGACAAGTTCAGAGTCGAATTCTCGGACTTCTCGCTCACACTTGATAAAACCGTCCATCGCTTCCTTGACCCGTGTATCGCTACAGGGGACAAGGATCTTCCCGAAAGTCAACGTTAGCTGACGAATCGCGAAGATTGCATCGATAGACGGATTATCAAGCAACACGCCAGATACAGGGTCGAATACGCGACCGAAGAAACCCTGAAGAAATTCAGGGAGACTTCTCCCTCGTCGATAGTAAAACGAGGGATGGAATGTCGCGTGACCTTGATCGAGCCAGTTTTGGCTGGCTTTCCCAAGGTCAGGCAGGGTTATCGTTAAAAACGATAACCCCTCGCATTCGACTCTCCTCTTGACCGTTTTCTTGTCAAGAGTGGCGCTGGTGCAGCAGGCAATGGCTAAATCATCAGCCATTGCCGACCAGAGTGACATCAGGCTTTTCAT